TCTGGCAATATCTACCCGATGCAGTCCGAAGTTCACCAGGACAGTCCGTTTACTGCCCGACCAGTCCCGATCGATGGTAGCTAGTGGCAGCTCGTAAACAACCGCTACGAGGGGCAACCAAGGCAAGGCTCCACAGTCCACTTCTCAAGGGTAAAACACGCTCAGATGAGATTGCCAAGATGGCCGACGAACTTGGGATGCCATTATTGCCGTGGCAGAAGTGGGTTCTGGACGACATGATGCGTGTTGATGCTAAAGGTATGTACATTCGTAAGACTTCATTACTTCTCATAGCGCGCCAGAATGGCAAGAGCCATTTAGGCCGTATGCGCGTGATCTGGGGTCTCTTCTATGGAGGCGAGACGAAGCATCTGATCATGAGCTCTAACCGAGCGACTGCTCTCATGACCTTTCGTGAGATTGCCTGGATCATCGAGAACGCACCTCATCTCAAGGCTGCAACTAAAGCAATTCGCTATGCCAACGGCGGAGAGCGCATCGAACTGCTAAACGGAGCAACACTTGATCTGGTCAGCGATACGAGGGATTCGAGTCGCGGCAGGACGTGCGACTATTTATGGATCGATGAGGTACGCGAGATCAGTAAAGATGGGTACACGGCGGCAATTCCAACCACGCGTGCCCGTGCCAATTCCCAGACCCTGCTGACGTCGAATGCCGGGGACGCCTTTTCAGAAACTCTTAATACTTTAAGAGAGCGCGCCTTATCCGCACCTCCTAAGTCTTTCGGGTTCTACGAATACTCTGCACCGCAATACTGCAAGATCACAGATCGAAACGCTTGGGCAATGGCCAATCCTGCTATGGGCTACACAATTACGGAGGAATCACTTGAAGAAGCAGTTGCAACTAACAAAATTGAAGACATTAGAACTGAGCTTCTATGTCAATGGATTGATTCTCTGCAGAGTCCGTGGCCTCATGGCGTACTTGAAGCAACTTCCGATGCCACACTCCAGATTCCGATCGGCGGCTATACGGTCTTTGGCTTTGATGTTTCTCCGTCTCGTCGCAATGCAAGCCTCGTTGCTGGTCAGATTATGGGTGACGGAAGAATCGGCGTCGGGATTCTCCAGACGTGGGAAAGTCAAGTCTCGGTAGATGATCTCAAGATCGCAGCCGAGATCAAGGGATGGGCTGATCAATATCGTCCCAAGATGATCTGCTACGACAAGTACACGACTCAATCGATCGCCGAACGTCTGGCTAATGCTGGTCAGATTACACAGGATGTCTCAGGTCAGCAGTTCTATCAGGCTTGCTCTGACCTCCTCGATGGAATGGTTAATGGTCGAGTAGTCCACAACGGGCAGGAAGAATTGATTAAACAGATGAACAACTGCGCAGCTAAGACCAATGACTCATCCTGGCGAATCGTTAAACGTAAGAGCGCAGGCGATGTATCTGCACCGATCTCTTTGGCAATGGTTGTATCGATGCTATTAAAACCACAACAGGTAGCGGCTATCTACACCGAATAACACAACATGTAGTGTATAATTGCCATCTATGGGTATCCTTTCGCGCCTTACAGGTGCAGCGTCAAAGTCTGATATTGAAGCGCAGTATGCACCCCAGGTCTTGGGTGAGTATTCTCCTTATGCGATGCCATTCCAATTTGCTTATGTTGGTCGAACAGAAGCAATGGGAGTCCCGGCACTAGCTCGATGCCGTAACCTTCTTGCTGGCACGATCGGCACAATCCCTCTCGAACTTTACAAGAAGTCAACTGGCGAAGAATTAGGCAAGCCTCTCTGGCTCGAACAACCTTCGTACCACCAGCCACGTTCTGTCACTATTGCTTACACAGTTGATTCACTTCTATTTTACGGACAAGCATTCTGGCAGGTCGTTGAGACTTACCAGGAGGATGGTCGCCCATCTCGATTCGAGTGGATCGCTAATAGTCGCGTAACTGCCACACTCGATCGTGACAATGTATTCGTAAAGTCTTACGCCATCGATGGTACGACAGTACCAATGGACGGCCTCGGTTCACTCATTACATTTCAGTCGCTTAGCGATGGCATCCTTAACACAGGAACATCGACTATTCGTGCAGCTCTTGACATTCAGAAGGCTTCGGTAATTGCAGCGGCAACCCCGATGCCTACTGGCTATCTTAAGAACACAGGCGCAGACCTGCCTCCAGCAGAAGTCCAGGGACTCCTAGCCGCATTCAAGAACGCTCGTCAAAATCGTTCGACGGCCTATCTCACTTCTACTCTAAATTATGAGACAGTCGGCTTCAGCCCTAAAGACATGATGTATAACGAGGCGATTCAGAATCTTGCTACTGAGATTGCTCGACTTTGCAACGTCCCTCCTTATTATGTCTCAGCAGATCAGAACACGACGATGACTTACGCCAACGTAACTGATGAGCGTCGCCAGTTCCTGACATTATCTTTGCAGCCATTTATCTCGGCCATCGAGGATCGTCTATCTATGGATGACATTACGGCTCGTGGCAACATCGTCAAGTTCGACATCGATAAGAATTATCTACGCACAGACCCATTACAAGAACTAGCAGTCATCCGTGAACTTCTCGATCTTCAGTTGATCACTCAAGAGCAAGCGATGGAAATGACAGACCTAACACCTAACGGAAGCGAAGGAATGATATGAGCGAGATGCTTACATTCTCGGCAGAACTTACTGCAGATAGCGCAGCGCGCACTATCTCTGGCAAGATCGTGCCATTCAATGGCGAGGTAGGAAATACCTCCGCCGGGGCAGTTGTCTTTGAGCGTGGCGCGATTAATATCGCTGACTCATCTAAAGTGAAGCTCTTACTAGAGCATGACCCAAAGCAGCCAATCGGCCGCGCTCAATTCTTTAACGAGACAGAAGATGGAATCTTTGCATCATTTAAGATTTCTAAGTCATCCCGTGGCACAGATGCTCTTATCGAAGCCTCAGAAGAACTCCGTACTGGTCTTTCAGTCGGAGTTATGGTCAATGCAGCAAAGCCAAAAAATGGCGTTCTGTATGTATCGAGCGCTGACCTGCTCGAAGTAAGTTTGGTTCAGGCCGCAGCCTTTAAGTCTGCAGCCGTAACCGATATCGCGGCATCTGAAGATGAAGCCGTTGAAGAAACCCTACCAACAGAAAGCGAGACAGCCACAGTGGAAACCACTCCAGCAGTCGAAGCAACACCTACAGTTGAGGCTGCCGCAGTTGAAGCTGCTCGCCCTGCTGTAACAGCAATGGCTTACACAAAGCCACGCATTGAAGTAACAGCTGCAAAGTATGCAGAGAACACAATCCGTGCAGCACTCGGAGACGACGCAGCTCGTCAATGGATCGCAGCAGCGGCAGACACATCTGACAACGCTGGTCTTGTGCCAACACGTCAACTCTCTGAGATCATCAACCCTCTCGGAACAACAATCCGCCCATCAATCGATGCAATCTCTCGTGGAGTGCTTCCTGATGCAGGTATGACATTTGAGATTCCAAAGATCACACAGATGCCAACAGTTGCAATCGAGCCAGAAGGCGATGCGTTCAGCGACACAGATCAGAACTCAAGCTTCCTTTCAGTAACAGTACAGAAGTACGCTGGACAGCAGACATTCTCAGTTGAATTGCTAGATCGCACATCTCCAGCATTCTTCGATGAGCTCGTCCGCAACATGGCAGCAGCTTACGCAAAGGCAACTAACTCAGCAGTAAACGCTGCACTTATTTCAGGTGCAACTGCAGATGCGACAACAACAGTCACATACCCAACTGCAGCAGAACTCCTTGGAATTGTCGCTCGCGGTTCAGCATCTGTATATGGTGCAACTGCAGGTCTTCCAAATCCATTTGCTCGCAACATGGTCGTGTCAACAGGACAATGGTCAAACATCATGTCACTTAACGATGCAGGACGCCCTATCTACACAGCGTCACAACCAATGAACGCAGGCGGAGCAGTTGCTCCAACTTCACTCACAGGTAACGTTGCTGGACTCAACCTTTACGTTGATCCAACAAACGGCGGCGATGGCGATGGAACAATCCTTATCGTTAACCCAGATGCGTACACATGGTACGAGTCACCAACCTACCGCCTACGCGCAGAATCAACTGCAGCAGGACAGGTAACAATCGGCTACTACGGCTTTGGCGCAATCGCGACTAAGGTCGGCGCAGGCGCATTCAAGAACAACAAGGCGTAAGCCACACTAAGTCGCTCCAGGGGTAGTGCCCTTCTACCCCTGGAGTCTTTAGAAAGGATAAGAGCATGGCATTGACAACAGTTGCAGAGCTTCGCACCGCCCTTGGCGTTGGCACTCTTTATACTGATGCAGTCTTGCAGCAAGTCTGCGATGCCGCAGATAACGTACTCTTGCCCTTTCTATGGAAGAATCAGCAATACATTATTGCTCACGGCAATACGGGCACAGTAGGAACACTTTATTTTGATCAGGATATCCGCGAGTATTTCTACGTTGGACAATCTGTAACAATCTCAGGTGCAGGTAGTCGCTACAATGGGACTAAGACAATTACAAAAGTCGATACTCGTTCATTTAACGTAACTACAGCTCACACTAGCGACAATCCACGTCACACAGTTGAGCCTTATGGCATCGCAACAGTCGAAACTTACACAGATTATTCAACAGTTCCAGCAATCCAAGAAGCTGCTCTTATGATCTCGATTGACATCTGGCAGTCTCGCCAGGCTCCATCTTCAGGCGGAGTCACGATCGATGGATATCAGCCTTCTCCTTATCGCATGGGTAACACTCTTCTCGCTCGCGTCCGTGGCCTTCTCGCGCCTTATCTTGATCCGAGATCGATGGTGGGCTAATGGCCGCCATATCAACACTCCGCGCAGGACTCGCCTCAGCTCTTACCGACAATACAAAATACTCGGTTTTCTCATTCCCACCTGCAACGGTGGTCGCGAACTCAGTAGTCATTAGCCCTGCTGATCCTTACATCTCGCCATCTAACGGCTATCGCAACACAATCGCCCCTATGGCGCACTTCGTCGTGAGCGTCTTCGTGCCGCTTCTCGACAACGAAGGTAATCTCAATGGAATTGAAGATAACATCGTTCGGGTATTCAACCTGCTCGCTGCATCTTCATACACCTATAACGTCACAGAAGTATCCGCCCCGGCGGTCTTGAGTGCCGCTTCTGGTGATCTGCTAACCTGCAATATCAATGTATCCGTACTTACGAGTTGGAGTTAAACCATGACCGAATTGGCACAATGGGAAAAAGAAAACGAAGAATTCCTGATCAAAATCGGTCAGGTAAAGCCAGCGGCTGCAAAGCCACTTAACAAGAAAGACGAGGAATAAACCGTGTCAGTATATCTAAGCAACGGAGTAGTTCTAACTGTCAACGCGGTTGATCTCTCTAGCCTAGTCACAAGCGTTACACTAAACCGTACCTTCGATGAGCTTGAAGTAACTGCAATGGGCGACAGCGGACATAAGTTCGTTAAAGGCCTTGAAGCATCTTCAATCACTATCGACTTTCTCAATGATGAAGCAACATCAAAGACACTTCAGACATTGAACGCAGTTCTTGGAACTAACACCACAGTTACACTTAAGCAGACTTCTGCTGCAACATCAGCGACTAACCCTCTTTACACAATGACTTGCCTAGTCAACAACATCACACCTATTAACGGTGCAGTTGGCGATCTATCAACTCAGTCAGTAACCTGGAACGTCTCTGGTACAGTCGTAGTCACAACCGCATAATCTAACTAAACAAAGGGGCAAAGCATGGCAAAGTTAATAGTCACGATGGCAGACAACACAGTCACCGAGATCGAGATCACTCCTCGATTAGAGTACGCGTTCGAGCTATATGCTAAAAAGGGATTTCACAAAGCGTTCCGCGATGATGAAAAGCAGTCAGATGTCTATTGGCTTGCATGGGAAGGCCTTCGACTAAGTGGAGTCACAGTCAAGCCATTCGGGGCAGATTTTCTCGAAACTCTCAAGAGTGTAGAGGTTGCTGAGTCTGACCCTTTGGCCTAGGCAGGGATAGCATCCACTATCTCATCGCTCGCTTGAGCATTGAGACGGCTATCCCTCCACAATCTTTAATCGATTTAGATTCATCGATGCTTCAGATGCTACTTAAAGCGCTGAAGGATAGAGCAAAGGAGCAGGCAGATGCCTACAGAGCTAAAAGGCGCTAGTGCGCTTCGCAAGGCTCTTAAGCAATTTTCGCCTGATCTGGATAAAGAGACTCGTGATGAGATGGTCGGATTCCTTAAGCCAGTAGTAAAAAAGGCTAGAGGATTTCTGCCATCTAATTCAGAGGCGCCATCTGGATTCGTAAAGCATGAAGTAAAGACTGCCAAGTTCCCGATGTACGATGCTGCCGAGGCTCGTCGAGGAATTGGCTATAAGCTTACGCCTACTAAGCCTAATCGCCAGGGATGGGTGCAATCCGTATCGATCCACAATAAGACTGCAGCAGGTGCGATCGTTGAGACCGCAGGTCGCAAGTCTGGAATGACTGGCAACTTTTCACCAAGGTTCCAAGGTTCATTCGCAGGCCGTAACAAGATGCAAGGCCGTGCGATGTTCAAGGCTTACGATCAGGATCAAGGCAAGGCCAAGGTCGGAGTAATCCGAGCCCTAGAGAAGGCCGCCGCAAAGTTTAACGCGAAAGGCAATAACAATGGCTGAGTTACGGATTCCGATTGTCGTCGAGAATAAAGGCAAGAAGGCACTCGGCGACACTAGCAAAAGTGTTAACGCCCTCGATAAGGGAGTAAAGCGACTAGGCGCAAGCCTTGCAGCAGTATTTGGAACTCAGCAACTTCTCAAGTTTGCTAAGAATGCATCGAAGGCATTCATCGAGGATGAAAAGGCTGCCAATCGTTTAGCCCTAGCAGTTAAGAATCTCGGCCTAGAGTTCGAGGCTCCACGCATCGAGCGCTATATCTTTGATCTATCGAGGATGTCTGGCGTTACTGACGATCAATTGCGTCCAGCGATGCAACGACTATTGCAGACTACTGGCTCAGTTGCTAAAGCTCAGGAATTACTTACTCAGGCAACTGACATCGCCGCCGGGTCTGGCGTTGATTATGAGACAGTTGTCAATGATCTCAGCCTTGCATACGTCGGTCAGACCCGTGGACTTCGCAAGTATTCGCTAGGACTTTCTCAGGCCGAACTTAAGACAATGAAGTTCGCGGATGTTCAAGAACGACTCAATAAGCAATTTTCTGGCGCTAGTGCAGAATTCTTAACAACCTACGCAGGCAAGTTGCAGCTTATCACAACCGCAGCAGGTGAGGCAAGCGAGAAGATCGGCGGAGCGCTAGTTGATTCCCTAGTCTCAGTATTCGCGGCAGGCGACACAACACAATTCGTAAACCAGATTGATACTCTTGCCACAAAGATTGCAGATACAGTCTCAGCAGTAGTATTCGGATTCCGTAAGCTATACGTCCTTACTAGCGATCGTGCGATCCTGGCTAGTTTCAACCCTTTCGATGATTATGAGAAGAATGCTCTAGCCGCGATCGATGCAGCCGAAAAGGCAGCAAAGTTAAGACGCAACGCGCCAGGAATGGGCTACTTAGGTTCTCAGCCAATGGGTATCTATGAGACATCGGCACAAGTTGCGGCTCGCAGAAAGTCGGAGGCTGATGCAGCCAAGCGCAATAAAGCATTAGCAGATATGCAGAAAAAAGGCCTAGACACACAGAAAAAGTCTCTAGCCCTACAGAGAGCATCAAAGACTCTGAACCTTGAAGCCATTGGTATTGAAGCAGCTCTTAAAGGTCAGATCAGCGAGACTGATCGCCTATCCCTATTGTTACAAAAATCGATTCTTGAAGGTAACGCCAATCTTGCCACGTCCTTATCAGACCAATTAGATGCAGCGGTCAAGCGACAGAACGAGCTTCGCCAGTCATTAATGACAACCCCAGAAGCGCCAAATCCTTATCGCAACTGGACATTACCGAGCGAACTTCTAAACTACACGGCATCATCTTTAGGCGTATCCGTAGCACAATTACAGACTGCGCCCGTAGCCCCTTCATCGACGTTCTCAGATGCTCAGATGGAATTGATGGCAGCAGTCAATTCATTCCAGAGCGCTAACCAAGCGGCAGTCAATGTTGAGGTTTACCTCGATGGCGACGTAGTAACTGGAGCAATTACTCAGAAGCAGGTAAACGATTCACTATCTGGCACGTTCGCTCAGACTAATCGCTTCGGCGCTAAGGGCGCTATTGCACTATGAGTCTTCCTGCCAATATCTCGGTATCGTTCGACTTTAGCCAAGGGGCTACATTCGGCTATCCGTTTACTATTGGCGACCCGATCAACGGCGTTATCGGAGTATCTCAGTTCGCATCGACGGAAGTGCCTGATCCAGTAGTCGATCTCAGTAGCGTCACTCGATCAATCAAGATCAGCCGTGGCCGTAGCATCATGCGCGATACCTACGAGACTGGTAACTGCACAGTTCGAGTTTTAGACCCAGACTCATACTTCAACCCTCAGAACGTGTCTAGTCCCTATTTTGGCTATCTGACTCCACTTCGCAAGATTCGTGTAGCAGCTACTACTGCCACGACTCAGCACTTTCTATTTTCAGGCTATGTCGATTCATATAAGTATTACTATCCAACAGGCCAGGAGATTGGCTATGTCGATATTGTCTGCTCAGATGCATTCCGTCTATTCCAGATGGCTAACGTCTCGACAGTAACTGATGCAACTGCAGGCCAGACAACTGGCACACGCATTACCAAGATTTTAGATCAAGTCTCATTCCCTACATCGATGAGAATCACTGACACAGGATCTACGACAGTCCAGGCAGACCCGGGGACATCTCGATCATCCCTAGCAGCTCTTAAGGCGGCAGAGTTTGCAGAACAGGGCGCATTCTTTATTCGCACAGATGGAACGGCTGAGTTCAAGGATCGTAATGACGTCGTAGGTTCCCTAGCCGCAGTGCCTATTGAGTTCAATCAGACAACAGGCATTCCTTACTCAGACCTTAGATACGCCTTCGATGACAAGCTCATCATCAACCAGGCGAGCATGACCCGTATCGGTGGCACTGCACAGACCGCAGTAAATGTTGATTCATCGGCTAGATATTTCCCTCACGGCACAACAGTCACAGACATGATTCCTCAGACCGATGCTCAGGTTCTAGATATTGCCAAGATTTATGTAGCGACTAGAGCTGAGACAACTATCCGCATCGATGCCATGACTGTCGATCTTCTGGATACAGATGTACCGACTGACACAATGATCGGTCTTGATTACTTTGATAATGTAAAGATCACTAACGTCCAGCCAGATGGCTCGACAATCGTCAAAACCTTGCAGGTGCAGGGCTTGGCGTGGGATATAACCCCTAACAGTATGAAATGCACAGTAACAACACTTGAGCCTATAGTTGAAGGATTCATCATTGGATCATCGACCTACGGTATAATCGGACAATCCATAATGGGATACTAGGAGAAAATCATGGCAGAAGGCTTTCCAGCGACAACAGGCGACATCTTTACAGCCGCAGACTATAACGGCCTAGTAGCCTTTACTGTAGGCGCAGCTCAAACTGCCGATTACACGGCAGTTATTGCCGACGCTTATCAGGTGCTAGAAGTTATGAACAAGGCAACAGCGATTGCCTACAAGATCCCGACTAACGCATCGGTTGCATTCCCTATCGGCACAGTCCTCACAGTGCTAAACATTGGCCTAGGAGCTTGCACAATCTCGGCTGTAACCCCTGGCACGACTACAGTTTTATCCGCTGGCGTAGTAGCTGCACAGCCCACCCTCGCACAATATAAGTCATGCGCAATCATTAAAACAGGCACAGATGCATGGTATGTCGTCGGAGCAATTGGCTAGTGTTAAACACAATTTCGGGCATATTGAGTACAGGAGTCCCTAAGCCAGTAGTAACTGGGGGCACTTTAACCTCGGACGCGACTTATTTTTATCGCACATTCTTGGCGAACGGAACTCTTGGAGTGACCGAAGCCGCCCTAACGGCTGACATTCTAGTAGTCGCAGGTGGAGGCGGTGGCGCACATGGCGGCGGTGGCGCTGGCGGTTATCTAAAATTTACTTCTCAATCTTTATCTGTGGCTAACTATAACTGTGTAGTCGGCGGCGGTGGCGCTGGTGCTATTGGCGCTAAAGGTACTAACGGCGTAGATTCACAATTCGGCGCATTGACCCTAGTTAAGGGCGGCGGCGGTGGTGGTACTGGAGTCGTAGCCAATCAAAATGGTTTAACTGGTGGATCTGGCGGAGGTGGTGCCCCATTAGGTGCAACTACTGGAATCGGTGGATCTCCTACTTCTGGTCAAGGTAATTCAGGCGGTAACTCTGGAACTGGCGCAGGAACTTACCCCGGCGGTGGCGGCGGAGGTGCAGGAGCTGCTGGCGGAGTCGGCGTTAATGCAGTAGGCGGAGGCGCTGGTGGCGTTGGTTTAGCTGATGCGATTACTGGTGGAGCAACTACTGGAGTCGGTCAAAATGTGGGAGGAAGTTATTACCTTTCAGGTGGCGGCGGCGGTGGAGCGGATTCAGGCGCAGGCGCTGGTGGTTCTGGAGGCGGATCAGCAGGATCTAACGCTTCGCCATCAAATGCAACCGCTAACACAGGCGGAGGCGCTGGTGGATCATCTAATAATGCAGGCGCTACAGGCGGCTCTGGAGTTATTGTAGTTCGATACTTAAAGACGGCGGTGTAAAGATGTCACATTGGGCTGAAATCGATTCAGATTCTAAAGTAACTCGTGTACTTGTTGGCGATAATAACGATCCAGCAGGTGATGAAGGTTATCAATGGCTTATCGATAATCTGGGCGGTACATGGATTCAGACAAGCTATAACGCGAATTTTAGATATAACTATGCAGGGATCGGTTATACATATGATCCGATCAATGATGCATTCATTGCGCCAGTACCTTGCGATCACGCAGAATTATTACTTAACGATCTTAAGCGATGGGAGTGTGCAACCTGTGAAGCCGAGGCTAAGCAAGTCAGCGATCCAGCTTAGACAGCAAATCGATGATGCATTCCCAGGTAGAGATCGAACTTCGGACGGCTGGATCGGCGATACAAGACACGCTGCGCGCAAGTCTGATCATAATCCAGATGCACAAGGATGGGTACGTGCCATCGACATTGACCGCGACCTTGCAGGCAAAGGCAGGAAGCCCGATGTCATGCCTGACTTGGTCGATCAGATTCGACTCTTTGCAAAGTCTGGCGATAAGAGAATCTCTTACATTATCTTTGACGGAAAGATCGCATCATCTAAGAAGGCTTGGGCTTGGCGTCCTTATGATGGGATCAATAAGCATAATCACCATGCGCATGTCAGCTTTACTCCAAAGGGCGATGAAGACTCTAGTTGGTTCAATATCCCGATGATAGGTGGAAAATAATGGAAGCAATTATCTATGCAACTCTTGGACTCATAGCGATCCCGGTCATCCGTGCTGCTATTAAGTCTTACCGTGCTAAGAAGGCCGTTGCAGATATCGTCGTGGATGCCATCGAGGCCGCAGTAGATACTGTGGAGAAGAAATGACACAAACAGACTTCTTTACCTTCTACTTTGCAAGCCTTGCCGTGATCGGTGGCCTTGCAGCGTTCGTGATCAGTCACTTACTAGCTGAGATTAAAGCGCTTCATGTGCGTGTCGATGAGATTTATAACATCCTTTTAGAGCGATAATTTTTGACATGGCACGAAAGAAAGTCATCGATCTCGATACTTATTCACAGTTAGACGCATGGGCGATCAGCTTGCATGAGATGTACCGCGCACTAAGGCGAGCAGGTTTTGCAGT